AGACCACTTCGCCATCAACCGCAACTTCTCCCGCTCGCGCTCCAAATGCGGCATCACGAGCCGCACGAGGTCGCGCCACTTCGCCGGATTCTGCGCCGCCGCGAGCAAGAGTCGCTGCGTGCGCGGCCGACACGCCTGGAGCGTGAAATAGTCGTAGATGGCATCGAGCGCCGATGTGTCAATCGCGCACGCCGAGCCAAACACCCGCGCCGCCATCGTCCGCCATTTCTCGCGCCCGTCGATCACAATCGTCAGCAGTAACAGCCGGTCGCGCTCCGTGTCGCGCATGAACGTCATAATCTGGTCAGATCCGCGCTTCTCGCGCTCGGTCGCGTATCCGACGTTCGGAATGTCCGGCAAGTGGAACATTGGCGGCAGTATACACCCGTCAGCCCATCCAGCCCGTGCCGCCCGCATAGACCGGCGCCGTGACGACCGGCTCCGGCGCCTTCGGCTTCGTAGACGCCGCGGCCCCGAAGTTCGCCTCTAAATACTCGACCACGTTCATCGGATGTTCGTGCCAGCCGTCTTTCTTCGGCTTCCGCATCTGCTTCGAGCCGACGCTCACCATGTGCGGATCCCACACGTAGCCGCTTTCAAACGCCGACGCCACCATCCGATGCACCACCGAGCCGTGCTCGCTTAGGCGAATCCAGTGCGCCTCGTCCGACGACACGCGCAACGCTTCGTCCCCGTTCAAATCCCGCCCGCGCATCTGCGCCGCGATACGGTCAATCAACGCGACCCGCGCGGCCGGCGAGTTGCTGTCCTCCTTGAACCGCGCCTGGATGCCGTGCGCCCGCAGCGTCTTCCCCATGTCCAGCCCGACCGGATTGGACACGCCGGCCGGGTCGCAGCACCACACCGTATCGACCGGATCGGGAAACCACTGCGCCAGCAACTGCAAGACCGCCGTGAGGAACGGATCGAGATGCAGGTTCTGCCCGAGGATGCCGCCCAAGTAGCGCACCTGCCCGACGACGCCGACCTGCCGCGCCACGATGCACGGATGATGCTTCCCGAAGTCCAGCCCCACCTCGAGCCGCAGGCGCTTGTCATACGCGCACGGCCCTTCGTGCCGCGAGCGGAGAAACGCGCCCTTCCGCGACCCGTCGGCCGGCGTGCCATAGACCGGATCGCCGAGAATCTGCGCGCCGCGCTGCCCGAGAATCAATGTCGAGTGAATCGGCGTCCCTGGTGGATGCGCGTCCTCCATCTCCGCGATGTAGTTCGGCGGGAGGTTGTGCGCGTTGTCGTGCGTCGACAGCGGGTAGTAGGCGCGGTTCGGCTTCAGTGGGCGATCATGCGGAAACTCCTTCGCAATCCAATGGTCCTCCCCGACGGTCTGCGGGCTGAGCACAATTTGATGCGGGAAGCCCACCTGCGACAAGCGCAGCACGAGCTCCTGATACACCTCGTGCGGCAACTCCTCGGCCTGATCGATATAGACGTCCGAGAGCGTGAGCCCGCGAAACTTGCGAAACGGATTCGTCTGGTCCTGCGTCTTGAGGCCCGTGATGTAGACGCGTGAGCCGTTGTCGAGCTCGTCGTAGCCCTCTTCGCTGCTCCACTGTAAACGCACGCCAGCCTTCAGACACCAGTGGCGCCAGATCGGTTTGAGGAGTTTGTGCGTGTCGTCGTCGCTGAAGCGGCCGATGAGTCCATAACTGCCGGGATACTTCTGCCGACGTGCGAGCATCTTCACGAGACAGACCGTCGTCTTGCTTGACCTGACGGCGCCCTCCACGCATATCTGCCGGCTGTCGTCGTGAAAGACCTTCGCGACTTGTCCGTAGAATGCGATGCGGGCCTCGCTCATGCGTTCTCGATGCGCACGCCGAGCGGCGGCGTCTGACAGCCGGCGATCTCCTGCCGCGGCGGCGGCCCGTCGTGCGTCTCGATGACGAACCGCGCAACGATGTCCTCGCCTTCCTTCCCCGTCAACTCCGTCCGCGCCAGTTTCGGAATGTGATACTCGAGCAGGTCCATGACGCAGCGGAATGCGACGTCCGGTCCCTTCTGCTCAGCGATATCGTCGAGCCATCCTTGGAGCCTAGGCGCGTTGTTGTCCACGAAGGCAGCAATGGCTTCGCGGGCATTGGCGGTCGCCTTGTTGGGCACACCAGGGGCTCTCCCGCCGGTTTTAGGACCGCCCGGCTTACGTCCGGCCATTTCTGAGTTGTCCCACTGTAGAAATTGCAATCATGTCTCGGGTCAGTGTAGCCGAGGCGTCAAGTGTAACCGTAACCGTCTGTAACCCCTGTTCCGTGGAGCCTCATGCGCGGGCGCGTATGAATGCTATAACCATATAGAAGGGTTACAAGGGTTACAACGGTTACATAGGTTAGTTTTCAACAAGTTACGCGTAACCGTTAAGAACTTCTTAAGGTTCTCAGTCGGTTACAACGCGCCGGAAGCCCTTCACGGGCCGTCCATTAATGCGGACAGTCTGCCTTCGCCAGCCGTTGAGTGTCAAAATACTGGACACGCGGGATTGTTCGCTGCGTCCGATGTCGGAGGCGTGAAAGCGCAGCGGGCTGTTGACGAGCACATCAGCGCTGGTGGTGTCGTCCTTCATGGTGAGCCATTCCAGGACAGTATCGGTCCACACGTCCTCGTGCTGCCGGTCCCGCTGCGCGGCGAGCGTGGCGAGGCGCGGCGTCTCCCACCACGTCGCCCCGTCGCGGAAGCGCACGAGCGCCTCGGCGAGCCACTGCGGGCGCAGCGCGGCAATGAGGGCGAGGTCAATATCGCCGCACCGCACCGGCCAGAACCGCCTGAGCCCGGTATCGTCGTTGCCCCAATCGTCCTTGTTCGTGGTGCCAGCGAAGACGCATTGACGTGGGAAGTCTCGCGCGTGGCGACCATAAGAGGGGCGGTATTTGTCGACGGGAATCGTGATGATGGATTTCACGCGGTCCCGGTCGCCGCGCGAGAATGAGTCGAGCTCGGGAATCTCAGCGAGCCATGAGCCTTTGAGCGTTTGCTGGAAGTCTTTAGACGTCACGGATTCCGTCGCGGCCATATACCAGTCGCCGCCCAGCACGCGGAGGGCGCTGCTTTTCTTGACGCCTTGGTCGCCTTCAAAGACGAGCATGGTATCCAGTTGGCACCCAGGACGAAGCACGCGCGCCACGAGGCCGATAAAGAAATTGGCGCTGATGGCGCGGAGGTAGTCGCTCGACTGCGTCGGACTCGGCTGTGCGCCCCACCCATCCTCGAGCGCGTGTTCAAGTCTTGGTTCCTTGTCCCAGGTCAGCGCCTTGAGCATCTCGCGCACACAGTGCCGTGGCGTGGCGAGCAGTCGACGCGAGACGACCGCATGCACCATACTCGGCGTGACGCTGGACAGACCGATGCTCTCTTGGAGCCACATGCACAGGCCCGTGTCGTCATCGTCGCGCCATTGCCGTCCGTCAACGATCGCCTTGTCGAGAAACTCGTCGTAATAGGCGCCGCGGAGCAGTTCGACGGAATGGTCGAGCGCGATGCCGATGTTCGCATGCGTGCTGAGCGGCTGGCCTTTCCCGTTCGCGGCAAGGCCCCAGACCGCGACGGCGTTATGCGGCGTGACGGCTTTGCGGAAGGAGTCGTTGGGGTCGCTCATGACAGCCACGGCGCGAAGGTGGTTTCCGCGTCCGTCTCGGCGCGTGCGACGCACACGATGCCGCCGTGCGACTGGACGACTTTGAGGAATTGTTGTTGCTCTGGACGGAGTCGGCCCGTCTCGGATTTGGCTTCGATTGCCACGAACACGGCGAGCGTCTGCCCGACGTGCGCCTTGGTGATGGTGACCGGCAGATAGCCGATCAGGTCGGAGCCGCCAGGATTCGCGAGGCCGTAACGCACGAACTGGCCGTTACGTGCTTGGAGTTGCCCGCAGTTGTTGCGCCACAATCGCGCGCCGAGCTCGGAGCACCGAAGCAGGAGACGGTAGAGCAATTGGGATTCCTCGTTAGCGCGCGGCATACGAGCGTCCTTTCTGTCGAGCCATCCAGCGATGCCACGCCCATCCCGGCTTGAACCCGCGTTTGCGCGCGAGCACCTGCCAGTCATGGAGCGTGCGGCATCCGTGCTCCTCTTCGAGCGCGTGGTAGCGCATCGCGTCACGGTCGACTGGCACGAGCGTGCCGGCGACTTCGTGAATCTCGCGCGGTTTCTTTGGAAAGAGTGCGCCGCATTCCTTGCAGGCGAACGCGCCCATTGGCGAGACGGCGAAGCAGATAGGACAACGGCGCGCTGTCGGCGTGTCTCGCTTGGCCTTTGGTGTGCCGTCGAGTGACCACGCGCGAGCTTCATCCGGCAAGCCGTGGCGCGTCCAGTTCCCAACGTGATCGAAGATGCGGACGTGTGCCTTCCCTGGTGACGGCCGCAGACCGCGCCCGCACTGCTGCAAGTAGAGCCCGAGTGATTCGGTCGGACGGAGCAAGAACACGGCATCAACGGCCGGGACGTCGAGCCCCTCGCCGAAGAGGTCGACGTTGCAGAGCACGCGAAGGTCGCCTGCGCGAAAGGCATCCATGGCGCGTTTGCGCTCGTCCTTGGGTGTCTCGCCGTCGACATGGGCCGCTCTC